TCGCCAGTGTTTGCTCGTCCGCGTTTTGCTGTTAAGCCAATCGTGCCGTCCATGACCGAGGCGTACTGATCGGTTCCGTCTAAGACATAATCGGTGGAGTCAAGTGTGCCTTTCGGGTCGTCGTCCAGTGTGAAAGCGTTCCAGTTGTACCCAGTATCTATCTCGAGGTCGTAAAGACCTGATCCAACTACTGCTACGCCTGCCATTACGCGACCGCGATGTTTGCTGGGCCGTTCTGCCTGTTGAATGCTCTGATCGCGTTCACGACAGCTGTGCCGATCTCTGCGCTTGAGCCGAGTCCGCCGTTGATGTTGATCGTGTAGTTGCCCATTCCACCGCCGCGTCCAGATAGTGGGATGACCGCTTCAGGGCCGCGCTCGCCGATCATTGCAAGCGTTGGCCCTGTCACGATTCCGCCGTCCGCGAGCATAGGGATCTCGGGAACCTCGAAGCCTTTACCGCCGATCACTGGCACCCACGAAGGGATATTGAAGGCAAGTTTGCCGACCGTACCGTTCCAGAGTTTTGCGATGCCGTTAAAAAGTGTCTTAAATGCGGTGTAGAGCCCTGTGAAGTAGGTGGTCAATCCGTCAAAGACTGCTTTACCACCCTTGACAAGTGCGTCAAACACAATGTCTACAACTTTTCTGAATCCCTCAAACTTGTCATAAGCAATTTTTAGCGCGGCGACTAGTAAGCCAACTCCGATTGCGATGAGCGCGAATGGGTTGAGAGCCATAGCGATATTGGTGAGGACGATTGCTGCTGCTATTCCTGCGATAGCGGCTGCAATGATTGTGAAGGTTTCAGGGTTTTTTTGTGCCCAGTCGGCGAACGCTTGTAGATATGGCAGGACTGCTTCGATGACTGGCAAGAGTGCTGCACCGATTGATTCTTGGGTTTCTCCTATTGAGTTTTTTAGGATAGCCATTTGACCTGCGGCGGTTTCTGCGTTTTTGCTTACTGCTCCGCCAAAGGTTTCACCCATGACTGCCATAATTTCATCCAAAGATTTTCCGTCATCAACCATTGTTTTAATCTCTGGAGAAAGAGTTTTGAGTGCCTTAAAGTTACCTTCGTAAGCCTTGGCTAGAGCGTCTGCAACTGTTGCCGAATCGGTATGCAGACCGACCGCCGTGTCCATGATGAGGTTCATGTCATCCATAGACTTTCCTGCGTCTTTGCTTTGGATCGTTAGAATCTCAAGTGCTTTGCGATAGTCGGTGTCTGCAATTCCAGACGCTCGACTCATTACGGAGATCTCATCTTCAATTGATTTGACAAGTTCGTCTGATGCACCCGATGTATTTTTAAGAATTAATGCGAGATCTGATTGTTCTTTTTGGTCGTCTATTGCTGCGGCAGTTGCTAGACCTAAAGCTGCTCCGATTCCTGCTATTGCGGCGGCGGCTGGTTTTGCTGCTTTTTTAATTGCAAACGACGCTTTAGCCGACGCGCCCTCAAGCGACTGGAACTCTTTGATCGCTTTTTGTGTGCCTTTGGTATCAAACTCGGAGATTATAGGAATGTTGATTGAAGCCATTACATGACCACATTTCGATCAACTTTGTCCATAACAGTCTCCACGATTCGCCGCATCTCTGACTCGACTGTGCCTTGGTTCTTTTCCATTGCTCTCCACATTACTCTTGATCGCATGCCGTAGCGCGCCGAGAGTGCACGACCAAGCTTTCCGTTCGCTGCCATGTCAAAGAGTGCGCCAGTAGAGCCCGAATAAACAATGTTAAAGACGCCGACATTGCGGATCTGTCCCCGAAACTCCGAGACCTTCTTTGTGTTGATCTTGGCGGAGATCTTTTGCTTGCGTCCAGCATCCCAAGGAAGCATCTTGAAGCCCGAAGGCGTAGTCCAGCTGCGACCCATACCAGATAGCGGCACCGTGTTAGGGATTAGTGCGAGCGCGTCATTGATGACAGGTTTTGCGACATTGCGGAAGTCTTTTGCAATTTCGTTACGAAGCCCAGGCTCAACGGAGTTGAGTTGCTTGATCGCATCTTTTAGACCGTAGACCTCGATCTTTGTGTTGAGTCCGTCAGCCATGTCACCTTTTCTTGTTTTGTTTTTCTAGCACTGCGACAATGGTACTTAGGTCTCGCGTGTCGAAGGTGTCAGCGTAGAAAGTGGGAGCCCACCCTGTCGCGACTACAAGTTCGGCGAGTTGTCGCCTGTAGCCGCGTCCGTAGGGTTTGGGTCTGTTGAGTCCTCTACGCCGATCTCGACATCTGGATTTTGTTTCAACCATTCGCGCCAAGTTGGGGGAAGTGTCTCGCCTTTGATGCCGAGCATGATGTACGCCCAGCAAGCCATATCGGATGCACCGATTCCGCGTCCGTCGGAGACTCGACGATTCTCTAAGCGTTCCCATTCAGAGATTGCAAAAAGGTTTGTAATTAGTAACTCTTTTTTGTCTCCGCGTGTGAGCGTGAGTTTGATCTTCATTTTGTTTCCTTTCGTCGGGCCAAGGAAGGCCGAAGATTATGGGTTTGTGGTGTCAGCCGAGTAGACGCCGCCCATGAAGGTCAGGTCTACGGACTGGAGTTCGCCGAGCGATGCAGAGATCACTGGCAACGACTCAAGATAAGTATTTGTCAGAGTGAAGCCGGGGTTTGTTGCTGAATCAACCGCCGTTGTCGGTTTGACAATGAGTGTCAATTTTGTGCCAACCAATGGTGAAAGTGTGGCGAAAGTGGCACTTGCTTCGTAGCTCAAGAACAAGGTCAGCGTGCATTCGTTATCTTCAAGACCTGCGGTAAAGGTGTTTGCAGTGTTTCCGAAGACCGTGTCGTTCAATGCGGTCACGGTGCGAGTCAAAGTTGCGCTTGTGCACCAGCCCGAGAGGTCGACGGTTGCGACGGTGACTTTCGGTTGGCTGAGGATTGTTGAAGTGGCCATGTAAGTTACTCCTTGGAAGTGTTGGATTTAGTTTGACACATAATGAGACCGAGAGTGTGGATTAGGCGGTTTGTACGACAGTCGTGACCGACAGCTCATAGGCAGGAAGCACCGAGCCACCGATATCTAGGTTTGTGGGGCGTCCAGAGACCACGCCGATATTGAGTGCATAGATCTGGGCGAGGATATTTAGCAGGCTCTTCTGGGCGTCTAGGTTGCCTGGGCCGAGCGTGATGATCTGCAAGGTGAAGTTAAGTTTTGCGACATTGTAGTTGTAGCCGTCTATGGAGTCGATATTGACAAAGACGGAAGGTGGAGAGATGTTCCGCGGATCGTTATTGACTTGTAGACCGCTCACCGTTGAGAGCTTTGCGACCAGATCGTCATAGCCTTCGTTGAATAGATCTGTGTAGTTAGGTACAGCCATTAGGCGACCTGCGGACGATCAATCCCAAGCAACTGGCGGATCATTCCGTTCAGACCCATAACTGGAGTTACGCCCATGTTTTGGAATGAAGCGTATTGATCTACCGATCCGCGTTGGCGGTACAGCGCGCCACCGTACATCTGGGTTCCGAGGAATACATCTTGCGAAGGGACAGTCGTTAAAGAGTCCACATAGCCTGCTTCCATTCGGCGTCTCCAGCAGAATTGTGAAGCTGCACTGGCGCACACTGTTAGGAACGCGGCGTCAGCTGCGGTCGCTGTGCCAATGCCTAGCCAGTCCTCGATGTTGGCTGCCGTGACCCAAGTGCAAGTCTGGGTGATAGTTAGCGTGCCTGTGGCAGCAGTGCGAGCAACATCGCTAGCGGTCTTTGCAAAAAGCACTTGATTAGCGATTGGGTAATTGACATCGTAAAGAAGATCGCCCTCGGTATCTATGCCGACATAGAGGTACTGCGGTAATGCGCGGACTGTGTAAGTTCCGTTAAAGGTTGCATCTACCCCGGCAATGACGACACTTGCGCCGAGTTCAATTTCTGCATCGGTAAGAAGTTGAACTACGGCGTAGTTGTCTATGAGATATTTTTGGGTAACGCTGTAAACAGCCATGAGCGGTAGCCCCGCTCTCGACTAAGCCTGAGTGATCTTGCGGATCATTCCACCGATTGCAGCAAAGGTTGAGACATAGCCATGAAAGCTCATGGTTTTGCCCAGCGTGCTAGGCGTGTCAACGCTCAACAGGCCCTGAATGCTTTCGTAGAACTCGTAAGCATCGCCTTGGCCTTGACCTACGCGAGTGATAATCATGGTCTTGTCAGCAAAGTTGCTGTCTACTACCAACTGCAAGCCGAGTGGCGTGCCGTTCCATGATGTTGCGCTTCCGCCGCCAAGTGCGTTCTGGCCTGTGAGACCTGCACCGATGAATGGGAAGATTGGGCGGTTGGTTGTGTCTACAAGCTGACCAAGTTGCGACCAAACATCAACCGAGACGAACATGTGTGTCGGCATCCAGTTGCGGTTGGTTGAAACATCTTTTGCCGAGTCATAGATTGACTTGAGCAAGTCTGCGACTGTTCCGTCCCAAACGCCTGATGAGTTTGCTGCACTAAGCAAGTCGTCCGCTGCTTTGTTGTCAGATGCGATCATGTATTCGCCCATTAGGTCATTCAAAATAAGCGACATGGCTTCTGGGCTAGTAAACGAAATGTCTTGAGCGCTCAAACTCACTTGTCCAGCAAGTGTGGTTTTTGTGACCGAGTTTGCGGCAATGACCATTGTGGTCGCTGACACTGCAGAAAGTTCGGTTGATTGTGCAGCGACGCTTGTGTGTGTCGTGATTGTTGGACGCGTGAAAGTCTTTGAGC